TCCGCATGGCTCTCTATGGAATGCCCACCGAACAGGCCAGTGCTGCGCGGTGTCTCCATCACCGAACTCGTTGCCCGATTGAATTGCGAGCAGATGATGATGGCGCTCTCAGATGCTACAGCCCAAGCGCGAAGCTCGGAGATCACGCGCTGGATGCCACGGTGCAGCACCTCGTCATCACCAAGCACCACGCACTGGAGGTGGTCCAATATGAAGTAGCGGCACCCCTCGTCATGGCACTTCTGCACATAGCGCATGATATGCTCCCACCCGGTTACCAGCCGGTCAGGCACCCATACGGGCGGCAGGCCAGAGAACTGCTGGTGGGTGTCATGCCACGCGAGTTCGCTGAACCCTCCCTTCTCTAGGAGCTTGAGCGCAGTGCCGCTGTGCAGCGAGTAGAGGCGTGTCGCGAGTTGTGTTCCCGACATCTCCAGGCTGATGAATGACACGGGTTCTGGTGGGGACGCGTTGAGGGCTGCGCTCGCTAGGTTCAACGAGAACGCTGACTTACCAAATCCAGGCGACCCACCTACGACCATGAGCCACCCAGAGGTTTTCGCGATCCCTTTGCCTCCCCCATCATCGCGCATGACCCGGTTGAGTGTCGGTAGGTGGGTCGGGATGGCTGACACCGGCCTGAGTTGTGCCTCCTCCCATTCGCCGAAGAATTCTTCTGAGAATATGTTTTTCATTGTGTGTACGCCCAGCCCGGAAGTGACAGTTTTTGGATGCCCCTTGGGTAGGAGGGCCACTCCTCGTTGACCTCACATTCGGCCCAAAGCCCCAAGAGGTGGTCTAGTTCCGAACGCGCTAACGCGAGTGCGTCCGAGTCCAGCTCGTATATCGCCACGCAGTGCGGGGGTACTTTCTCAACGCAAACGAATATGAACCTGCTGCGGTCAAACACCTTGTCGCAGGTGGACGCCAAGTAGTGTGCCGCCTGACGGTGGTAGCCGAAACTGTGGACGCTGCGCTGAAACTCTTTCGCGCTCGCGTCGGTGGTCGTCTTGACATCAACAAGGCAGTAACCCCACCCGGAGTCCTGGTATGGCAGCGCGTCGATGCGAGCTTTGCACCTGACGCCGGTCTGCGCGTCGATCCAGTAGCTGCTGACCTCGGTGTTCGCCTCGCCCAGGAGGTCGGCCGCAAACTCGTTGCCCAGAACGCTCTCGCGCATCCCGATGATACCGTCGTAGACTTCGGCCTTGAGAATATGGTCGGCGCCGAATTGGGCGACGAGATCAGCCTTCGCCTCCTTGATCGCCTTTGACCGACCGTCCCCCTCTGGCAGTCTCCCCCACTCTTTCTGAAAGAGGTCCGGCTCAAGAATGGCAGAGTGTGTAGCCGTCCCGATTGTCATCGCCTGGGTCGGCTCCTCCGGGTTTTCCAGATCGTGCCTCATGTGGGCTGGGCTTTTCCTAAACATCTTGTTCAGCCTTGAGGCCGACGCGCCCGGCACGGCGTGATACTCTCCCGCACTCTGATTAAACAATAACCCGCTGTGGTGTCCTGTTGCGCTCATTTGTCTACACTCCAGTCCCGGCTCACGCTCGGGGTTCGGTTGGGTGCCTTGGCTTTTGCTAGGGCACGGTGGGTCCAACTTTCCCTACGCTCTTCATTGAGGAAGAGGCTCTCTGGTAGGTGATAGGCCCTGGTGCCCATATGGTGCGAGCTACCCTTCACCACCTTCAAGACTTTGCGGAACAGGACCAGCGGGTCTGTCCCGTTACTAGATAGCTGTTCAGTGTGCAGTGCCATCAGCACGGATGCTCTCTTGCTCGTCAGCCTGGGGTGCGGCGGCTTAGGAGACATTTCCTCCAAGTAGATAACCCACAACGCATCTGCCCGCTGTTCGGTTGCCGGGTCTGCTGCCTTCTTTGTTTTTACTGCTTTTACTTGTTTACTTTTGTTCTGGATCTGTTCTGGATCTGTTCTAAGCTCCCCCCTCCGATAGCTGGAAAAGTCTTGGTATGACTCATAATTCACTATCCTTAGATGTGTCCCAAGTGTCGAGTTGGATAGTACCTCTATACGGCCATCATCCTCAAGCTGCTTGAGCATTCCAGACACCCTGCTTGTGGACCAAGTGATCAACTTGTTGTTTCCCGTGTAGGCGCAGTCCTCGCCGATCTTCCTGAGCGACCGCAAGAACTCACCTTCCTTGACCGTGATCCTCACGGCCCCGCGAGAGTATGTGTACTGTTTTTTCCCGTAAGTGGCCCTGACGCACAGGTAGATGAAGAGCCTCACCAGATCCGAGTTGGCTCTCCACAAGGAGTTTTCAAGCAAATCACGGGACAGGAGAATAAAGCCGCTCATGGCGTGGTGACGGCCCCCTCCTCTACGAGGAAGTCAAACACCTCACGAACATCCCAGGCGACCAGATACGGGACACCCATACGCTTGCACTCTGCCTGGAATGCGATTTGGGAGTCACGCAACTTCCCCTTCGGCCCCTTCACCTCAATGAAGAAGAATGGAAGCTCTGGCCCGATCCCGAACACCAGAAGATCGGGAATTCCCGGCGTTTGCCTCGTGCCGCCACCGTCTCCCCGGAATCCCTGTTCGGTACTGTACACGCTACAGCCGATGGCCTTCAGAAACTTTTGGATTTCCAGCGAGACTTTGGCTTCGCCCCTAGCTTTCGTCACGCTTCGGTGGGTACTGCTTATGGAGACACTGGAGGCAGGTAACGATGTATTCGTTCGCCTTGTCCAACGAAGTCCGGGCGTTACCCAGAGCGGTCCTGCTGCCGTTCTGGAGCAGGGCCGGGGGGACCCTCCCCAGGCGTTCAGAGGCCCTCCTCACCTCGTCCTGCGTGGCCCCAATCTCACGGACCAGCCCTGGTAGCAACTGCGCCGTGAGCGACTGTAGCTCAGAAGGGGAGGGCATCGCCTTTCTCCTTCTCTTCTTCCTCGACACGCTCTGACGGTTTAACCCAGTTGTCCACCTGGGAATACCATTTCCGGTTGCCGTGTTCGTCTTCCTTGAAGCCCTGCTTGATGTCGATGCGGAGCCATTCCTGCCCGTCTTTCATGCTCAGGTACTCCAAGAAATCTTCGACCTTGATGCTGATGCGGCCCTTCACAAATTCGGGGGCGTTGGGCCGGGGCGGCGATACGAACAGCCCTCGCGGAAACTCTTTTTCGTCAGGCATTTGTCTTCCCTCTAGTTGGGTGGGATTATCCCACAACGGGTTACTGTGAGATTGCAGTGTCACACTTTGCTGCTGCCAGCGATCTTGCCTCGTCCTCCGCTCGCCAGTAGGTGGCGACTAAAATGTTCTGTCCCCGACCGGAGTCTCCCGGTCGCCTGTGCCCAGAATACTCGACCAACCCCTTCTCTCTCAGCGCGGCGTATCGTGCCGTAACCGAGGAGTACGACAGGTCACGACCAGCTAACGCTTGACGCACTTCGTCGCTGATGATCCCCCGTGGTCCCGCATCACGAATTGTCTCGTACACCAATTCCTCCAGGCGTGTCGTATCAATCGAACGAGCGGCATCGTGTGAGGTTTGCGGATCTGCGGTGCGCGAGAGCTTGTGGGCCGAGGTCCCGAACAGGCTCTTCTGGAGGGGGTCCGTCACCCCTTCCTTGGGGAGTGGTGCCTCGACCATGCATTCGTCCATGTAGCTTTTGTGGCTTCTAGACACGGGCGACCTCCCGCTCCAGATGCTTGATCGCTTTTTCGACCCTAGAGATCGGGCCATTGGCGGTCACGACCCCTGCCGCCGCCGTCAAGACTTTCGTGTCCACGCCGCCGTGTTCTTCGCAAGCAAAGATAATCCCTGACAACGTGTCGAGGCGTTCCGCCAAGTGTTCCGCCTCGTTCCGATCCTGCGCTGCCTCCTGCTTCTTGGTCGGCTTCTTGGCCTTCTTGGTTTCTGCGGCCTCGACGGGCACAGGGATACCAGAACCGTCCCGGTAGAGTTGGAATCCCAGCCCCGTGAGAATAGCGACCGCCTTCACGAATGCCCTCCATCTAGCATCATTGATGTCGCGACTTGACGGCGAGCTTCCGGGTCCGGCCACGATGGCGTTGAACTTGTGATCCATAACGGGGAGGTCAACGCGCCTCGAAACGTCACCGATAGTGACCTCGCATCCGACTTCTGCGCTACCGTCCGGGTACAGTGTGATGGGGAAGAATTCGTATTCAAAGTTCGGGTAGTGTGCTTGCAGTAGGGCTAGGCAGTCGGACCAGGGAATCCAACTCAAGGTCCGGTTGCCGACACCACGGCTTTTCACGAATCCCGAAACGTCGATGCCGGACATCTCCTTCCATACGTCTGCGTGGGTTGGGGTGGTCATTTTAGGGTGCCTCCCGGTTAGCGTGGTGAGCGATATCCGCTTGCGCGTTCATGTAACACTCTAGGGTGGATAGAAGGGTGGCTCGTCTTGCAGAAACGTGTTCCCAGTAAACACACGCCGTTGTGGCCAGGGCTATCAAGAAGAGTGACGAGCCAATCGCAAAGGTCAGGATGGCTTCTTCGTGAACCGCCAGGATGGCTCCGAGTGTTGCCCCTGCAAAAAACAGAAGCAATGCGCCGCTGATGACCGTGCAATAGAATGCGGTGATGGGTAGGTCGTACTTGCTTATCGCTTGTTGCAGGAGATCCCTCCCACGAAAGTGTTGCTCAAGGGCACGGTAATTCATCCTTCCCCGTCCTCGCGCTGGTCTTCCAACTCGCTGTCAATGTCGGCCTCGCGCTGCCTCTGGCCTGGGGTCCGATAGGGATCGGCGCCGAGTTTCGTTAGCTCTTTTCGCATGGCGTCCCCTATCCGCTTATTTCTCTCGGGCTTCCCTCCTACGAAATCAAAAATGATCTTACTCATGCCGTGCCTCCCTTGGGTGTTGCCGGTGGTTTTGCCAGGATGCGCCACTCGCCTATCATGTATTCTCTGACGCAAAGAGGAATCGGGCGGGAGCCAGAGAGCCACCGATATATAGTAGACGGTGGCCTGACGAGGACCTCACGGGCGAACCTTTTGGTTCCACGCCCGTCGCTGTCGATCATATCGCGTAGTGCGCGGACGGCCCAATCGGTTCCGTGCGGTGGTTGTGCCATACCTATTCCGGCCTTCGGTTTCTGGGGAGATTCCCTCAGGAATGCCCGTGAGAATACCCCGCATAGTAACCCCCCCGACTAACCAATGCAACTCCGGGGAAGGTCGGCTCCCACCGCTGCCTGGTCCCACGGGGTGCCATATATACTAAGAGGACATGGCACCCCTTGTGCTAAGTTGTCCGCCTCCGTATCGTTGGTTGCATTGGTATTCCACCAACCGGAGACATGGGGTTATGAGCAACCAATACGCCGTAGACAAGGGGATCGCAGTCAAGAAAGAATCGGGGCGTAAGTATCCGTGGGCCATGATGGGCGTTGGCGACAGCTTCTTCGTGCCAGCGGGAGACTCCGCCGCAGACAGGTACTTGAGATCATCGATCTACAATTCCGGTCGCAGTTCCCTCCTGACGAGGGGGCTTGACCGATCCGATGGCTACAACGTCGTCGTAAGGAAGACGGAGGAGAATGGGACTGTCGGCCTCCGGGCGTGGTTGGTCGGGCCACCGAAAGGCTAATACTCAAGGGTGGCTGGTCTGGGGGGGTCGGGGCTTACGCCACGGCCCTCTTTTCCGTCCGAGAATGCCCGAATCAGGAGGTAGTCTGGGCCGGGCGACCCCCGCGAGGCCAGGCAGACGCGATCCTGTGAGGTCGTTTTTGGGGGAGAATCCCTTTTCATGGGAGAATCCCCTTTTCGCGGGAGAATCCCTTTGAGAATAAGAATCCCATAGAATCCTAGAATCCTTTTATACACACGCGCGGGCGCCTACGCGCGCGTGCGTGCGGGCGGGCGGGCGCGGCTGCGTGCGCGGATCTTACTAAAGGATACGCGCTCCGGCCCCGGCCCCGGCCGAAGAAGACCCGAAAGGGGGCCACCTGCAGCTCATGGGAAACCCCCTGGAATGCCCCGTGCGCGTTACCTGCGAAATGGCCGCAATTTCGCGCCGATAGGGTTCTTCCGGTTCTGTCCGGGTCGCCCAAATGCCCCGGCCGGTTTCGCGGAGTCCAACTGCTGGCAATCGGTTGAGAGTTGCGGAATACCGTCGGCCGGGAGTATTGTGTGGCTCGTTGTAGTTTTAGTGTCACATGATAGGAGATGATGATGAAAGCGTCCGCGCTTACCGCCCTACTCGTTGCCGCGATCCGCGACAACCGCAACGTGCTTATTGTCGCCGACCCCGGCGTCGGCAAATCGTCACTCTTGCCGGTCGCCTGTGACCTCGCTGGCGCCGACCTGATTATCTCACACCCCGGCGTTGAAGATCCGACCGACCCGAAGGGTCTCCCCTCGCTCAACCCGAACAAGAAGGGAGAGGCAACTTTCCTGCCGTTCGGCGCCCTCGCTCGCGCCCTCCGGGCGACCCGGCCAACCGTCTGGTTTCTAGACGATTTCGGGCAGGCGACCCCGGCCGTGCAGGCAGCATATATGCAACTCCTCCTAGCGCGTCGCGTCGGCGAGCATGTGCTGCCCGGTTGCGTTTCGTTCGTTGCGGCAACTAACCGGCGTGCTGCCGGCATGGGCGTCAGCGGAATGTTGGAGCCGGTCAAATCCAGGTTCGCGACCATCGTGACCCTTGAGGCCGATATCGACGATTGGTCCGAGTGGGCATTGCACGCTGGAATCAATCCGATGGTGCGTGCATATCTGCGTTTTGAGACCGAACATCTTCACAAGTATGAGCCGACTTCTGATATGTCGAATACACCCTCACCCCGGACATGGGAAAACTTTTCCGACGTCCTCGCGTGGAACTTGGAGGACGGCGCCAGACGCGAGGCCGGAGCCGGTGCAGTCGGCGAAAAATACGCTGCCCACTTTTTCGCGTTTGAGGAGTTACACGCGAACCTGCCGCACGCCGACGCGATCATTGCGGACCCGGAGTCCTTCGACATTCGGAGTACAAACCCCGGCGCCCTGTACGTTGTCGTAACTACGCTCGCGATCCGCGCGGACGCCGCCAACTTCGCGGCCGTTTGCAGGTTCGCGGTGCGGCTGGAGGCCGACGGGCGTGGTGAGTTTGCTTCTCTGCTTTTGCGCGACACGGTCCGGCGCTCGCCGGAATTAAAAGCAACCCCGGAATACGCCGCGATTGTGTGCGGTCCGGTCGGCACGATCATTTCCGGCTCTTCCATCGTTTCCTAACAACCAACCCCCAGGAGATTCCGACGATGACCGACACAACCAACATCCAGGGCCGCGCGATTCTCGTCTCTCTGAATATCTCAAAATGGCTGGCTCGCAAATTCGACGGCGTCGCGACCCGTGAAGTCAACGAAAACCACGGCGCCCAAGACGCCGGGAAATTCTCGAAGAAGTTGATGGGGAAGAAGGTCGCTGGCACCGACGAGCCAAATGCATATGGCGCGCTGATGGCTATTCTGACAACCGCGAGGACCGACCACTACGCCAATACTTTGGCGTGGGGGAATCAGGGCTGGCGTTTGCTGCCGGTTGGCAATTATGACGAGTACATGCAGCGCCAGCGGGCACACCTTCGCGCTTTCTCTGCCGCGCTCCCGGTGCTGGTCCGCGACTACCCGGCGTTGCGTGCGGCGGCACCGGCCGCACTGGGAACGCTCTTCAACGAGAAAGACTACCCGGCAGCCGACGCGATTAGTCGCCGGTTCTCTATCGGTTACGAGCGCGAACCGCTGCCGGTTTCGGGCGAGTTAATCGTGGACGAGCTGGCCGCGCCTCAGGTCGCCGTGGTCCGCGCGGAATACGCTGCGAAGGTAGACGAGCGCATAGAGACTGCGACTCGTGCCGCAATGGACGACGCACGCAAGCGCGTCGGTGAGGTAGTTCGCGAGATTGCCGCAACGATGAACAAGAAAAAGGGCGAAAAGGGTTTCAGTTTCAAGGACTCGAAGGTAGGCAACGTGAAGCGCATCGTTTCCACTATGCGCCGGATGAACGTGACCGATGACGACGAGTTTACGGGAATGCTCGACCGGATCGAAAAAGCGCTGGCCGACGTTGACCCGCAGACGCTGCGTGACGATAAAACCGCACGCGCGGCCGTCGCCAAAACGGCCGACGAGATTGTCGCCGATATGGGCGCGATTTTTGGGGGAGCAAAATGAACAAGAGAGCCGAAAGGAAGATGACGGCCGCACGCGAGGACATGCTTTCGGCGTGCCCGTTCTGGGGCGCCCTCGCGCTTCGCCTTGCACTTGTTGAGGACCCGGCCTGCCGCACCGGATGGACCGACGGCGCGAGCATAGGATACTCGCCGGAATATGTGCTTTCTATCTCGCACGCTGAATGCGTTTTCCTGATCGCGCATGAGGTCGCACATTGTGCTTTCGGGCACCC